TAGTGCCAAGTACTACCCCAGAAACCACGTTTCTTTTCAGGCTCAGTTCCATTGAAATCTACAAGTGCCTGTTTTTGTGCTTGAGGCAACTGTGAATATTTTTGAACAGCCTGCTTAGCAGGTAGGTCAAGTAAAGACTTATGTGTATCTACAAGTTTTGATAAAGAATCAATTTGCTTCTTTTCATTCTCATTAAGTTGCGCCTGCGTTGCGGCTACCTTTAGGTTAATCCCAGCCATTAAAGACCTCTGGATAGTGCTTGCTGGTAAAGAATTGTTATCTCACCACTTGTATCAAATGGTAATAACTTTGCTAAAGTATCTGAAAGTTTTTCTGTATTCTTATTAAACATAAGCGCACTAGATCCAGGCCCTGCACCCATATCAATACCTGCTGTGATAGGTTCATCTGGTCGTTCTGTTGGTGCATATAATTCTGTGATAGAGCCTGATGGTGCAGGACGCAACGCTTGTCTTGGTTCTGATACTGCATCAGGGGTCTTTCCAAGTGGAGCGCCAGACTTAATAGCCTGTGTCTCAACACCTTCGCCATATGCGGTAGAACCCATTTCTAGTTTATCTGTACGTGTGGAGAATTTACCTGGACCTGCTGGCCCAGCCAGTGGATTCATCATACTCACTGTTGTTCCTCCTCTAAAGTTTCTAAGTCTTGCGTCATCTTTTCCCAAGCCTGATTGGTTTCAGTCTTATGGTTAGAATGGTAAATGCTTAATTCATATAATGATTCAAAGAATCCTGTTGCAACTTGCGATAAGTTATATGCAGTTTCTGTAAGTATTACTATTAAATCGGAATAGCGTATAGGGCGACGTATTCTATTATTGTCCATCGTCCTATACACCTTCCATTAAAATAATTAACCCTTTTTTACTTTCTTGCCTGGGCGACCTGCTGGCATCATTGATGCCATTACCTTACCGCCGGCTGGCTTGGAGTGATCCTTCTTGCCTTCCTTTGGCTTTGCCATTGGTGCTGCTGCGCGTGATCCTTTATTCATATTTCCACCTCCTCTGCTTATGCTGCGCCGGTGATGCCGGCTAGTAGTTGTGCGATGTCGGGACGTTGACCAGCAGCAGGGGCCGAACCAGCTTGTTCTTGTGGAGGTTGCTGCGAGGCAGTAGCGGGGGCCGCGCCTGCTGCTGGAATCTGTTGCTCCATACCTGGTGCCATAGGTGGCATCTCTGGGGTTGGTGCTGGCTCTGGTGCAAATGCTTTTTCAATAATGTTCTCTAAGGCCTGTCCTTTTTGGCGACCTTGGATAACAGTTGCGATACGGCTGATAATCTCTGAAGGGTCTTGGCCTTGCGCCGCAAGAGCCGGTATCGCCTGAGCGTACTGAGCAACAGCAACGCGCAGAGAATCACGCATTTCTTCAATGTCAACACGTTGTTCCTCCTGTGTAACGTTAAGATCCATTGGGATCTCACGGCGTACATAGTCGCGTGATACGAGTTTATCGCTACGCATTTGTAGTAATGCAATGATGGCACGGTTAGGGTCCATACCAGACATAATTCCATAGCGTACATCTACGCCATATTCACCCTTAATGTCGCGGGATGGGATGTACTTGAGTACATAAGGTGTTCCATCGTCAGATCCCTTGATTGTCTTAGGGATTCCGCCAAATACTTTCTCATCTGCTTCAAAGCAGAGAGAAACAAGTTCTGTAAATAGTCGAGCAAATTGTGCTTGTGCTGCCTTGATCTGTGTATCAAAGCCTGCTTGTAGAGCCTGTACGCCACGACCAGTAACTACTGATGCGCTGATATCACCTGAACGTGACTCTGGGTAACGAGCACCAAGGCGTAGTTCACGCTCAAGGACTCCGGATTCTGTAAAGACTCCAGGTGGTAGTTCTAGTGGTACACGACGAATACCTTGCGGATTAGCAGAACGCATAATCGCATCTGGTCCAAGTGCCAACTCTTGCACATCCTGTGGAATAGCAATAGGTGCTTGGATAGACTTCTCGGCTGCTTGGATCTGCAAGATAGCAAAGCGAGCACGGGCCAGTTGGACAGAGAGTACATCATCAAACTGACCGCGTGCTTCGCCATCTAAGGAGGAACGCATAATGGTACGTGCCATACACTTGCCAAGAATATTTGGCGTTGAGGATAGAACTAGGTTCTTACGCTCAGGAAGGTATAGCAGGTCTTGATCTTTGTCGTGATATCGAACCATTGATACATAAGGAGAGGATAGCTGATACTGATTACGACCTAGGATCTGATCGTAGAACTCTGGATATTGTGATGCAAGTGTTTCAGCATCTGTAATAATAACCTGAGTAAGAGACAGGGTTCTGCCATAACGATCTAGTTCTGGGTATACACCAAATGGGTTGAGCATACGGACACGAGGATTGTTATCGTCATAGTCCATCTCAACCATACCAACACACATACCGTAGGTGTTATACCAATCGGCTGCTGTATACATCTGGAGTTGTAAGTCAGAGTTTGAGACATAGAAGTTAGCAATACGGGTACGCGTATCTGCGGCCTTACGTGCTGCATCAGAAACCATATTGGTTGCTGAGCAGTTAAAGGATGGCAGTGGTGCCATTGCTTCTGCTAAGTCACGTGCTGCTACGTCAATGAAGTTAGCAACGAGAGGCTTTGGATAATCCTCTGAAAACATCGAAGGAAATACCTTAGAGATATCTCCTTGACGTACCGAAAGTACATCACGCATACGCTGGTCACGCGCTGATGAGCGTGTGCGTAGGCGCGATAACTTCGCGTCAACTTCTTTGACTGATAACAATGTAACTCCTAATAACGGGGGATAAAACTATTAGCGCTTCTTACTTGGCTTTCCACCTGTTTGAGCAGATGTTGTTCCCTTTTTGCCTGTCGTTGCAGCCTTTACTGTCTCTTTAAGTTGCTTTTTAAGATTTTTATCAGCAGCAGCAGTATTTGCTTTGCTTGTTGGTGTAGACTTTAATCCACCACTAGCACTACGATAAGAACGTGTATTTAGTCTTGATCTTGCAGAAGTTCCAACTGCGGTAACAACGTCGCGTGCTTCGCGTGCGGTTGTCTTCGCACGGCTTGCAACTTTACCTGCTGCGCCTACAACATTAGAAACTACTCCTGAACCAGCCTTAGGCTTTCTTGCTGTTCTCTTTGAGGATGCCATACTTATTTTAGCAGCACGCATTGCAGTTTGCGACTTAGCAGAAGGACTCATAGGTGTTGGTGAATATGATTTTGCCTTACGTGCTTTTTCATTTGCACGAATTTCATCGCGTTCTTTTATAAATTTCTTTAATTCAGCGCCTGCAAGTGGTTTTAATACTTTATATCCAGGCTTATCACGCTTAGCACCTGCACGGCCTGCTGCTTCTGATGCTGATATGTTTACCATTTTTCCATTTTTATACGTTTGAGTTGCTGTTGTTTTACGTATATTTTCTGCCATTTTTGAAAGTTGTTTAGGACGTTCTCCTGTTGGTAATTTATTTGTTTTCTTTGGTGCCATTTCTATTCTCCTTAGATTACTCTCATTTTGTTTTGTTCTGCGAACGCTTCTTCTAAGTTGATGACTGTTCGCTTGCCTAGCTCTTGGCGAGATAGGAATGGATTTTTCATATGGTGGGTGGCATACTTGCCATAGTTAAGCATCTCACGTGCTCGGATCTCACAGAACCAGAGAGCCATTACCATATCGGTCTTACCCTTAGTCGTTGGAGTCCAGGTAATTAACTGCTCGATCAAAGCCTTGATATTCTCGGTCTGATCGCTTGGCAGATGTATTAAGTTATCTCGATGGTGCTTACCATCAAACTGCTTGGTACCAAAGAGTGTGGACATAGAAGCCACACCGAAGCCAGCATCCCACTTGTTAGAACCGGTATGGTGTTCCTTGAACTGGACTCCGCGAGAAGCCAAGTGCATACGGATACCTTCGTCCTGGGTTAGGAAGGATTGGAAGGCGTTCTTTTCGACGATCCACTCTGAGGGGGAGTAGAGGGATGTCCAATCAAAAATAAGATTACGGATATCGGCTGGAGACGGGCGGCTAATTTTAATAGCATCTACTATGTACCTCTTGCTCGTTGATCGGTCAATGGCGTAGCAGATAGCTGCAGTATCGCCAATCATCGCGGGATCAAGACCGCAAATATAAGTAAAGCCGTTCAAGTCTCTAGGATGGCCTGGGTGACCGGCAACTAAGTTGCCTGCCTTACGCATACCGTCAATAGATCCCTTAACACATACCGGATCAAAGGCAGCGTTTTCAGAAACGTCCTGCTGCTGATATACCAAAGCCCAGGTGCTTGCATCCATCGCTTGGCGTTCGTTGTAAAGGTTACGTCCAGACCAGCGAGGATATAGGCCGTCTTCGTTCTTATCAGATTCTAGCTGTCCATCAAATGGAGCATCGGATGCTGGCCATAAAGTTTCCCACTTGTCAGGGTCTTCATCTACTGTCAGCAGGGCCGGCATCGCTAGATACTTCCAAGGAACTTGGCCACCAGGGTAGCGGTCCTCAGAGCGTAGCTCACGGTAGAGATCTACCGAAGCCACACGAGTTCCGATAATAATCAGTTTACCCGTAGGGTTAAGACGGGATCTGACATCCTGGGTTAACCAGCGGATTTGTTTTTCAAACTCATTGGCGTTCTGTAAGGTCACAGCGTCGTCTACGATAATCATATCTGCACGCTTACCGTAGATCTGACCACCGATACCGACGGCTTCGATGTTCGGGTCCTTTTCAGATGACTCACGAAGTTCATCACCGAAGGTGACACGGGTAGCCTGCCACGAGGCAGACTTGGAATTAAACCCTACGCCAGCAGCATACGCAGTCTGTAATTCTTGATACATTGGATGCGTCAGACGTTGCTTGATGGCGTAGAGAAAGTCAGCAGCTAACTGCTGCGTTTGGGATACAATCAATACTCTAAAGTTAGGATTCCTACATACCTGCCAGGTGACGTAGTCCACCGTGATTGTGATGGACTTGGCGTGGTTGGGCGGGATATTTATCAGGACGCGGTTGGCCGCAAGTCCTGGTTCAAATTTCATACTGGGGTGTAGCCACCCAGGTTCTCTGCCTTCGATC